CTTTCAAACTCTTCTGTGCTTGAATCTCAGTAAGTTTTAATTCTGATTTTGCTTTTTTAGTTGCAACAAAACCTTTTACTGTATCACCGATAATTGAGGTGAGAGGTCCGACTAATAGATTAAACATTTTAAACCCCTTGTATTACCATATAAAGAACAACAATAGCAATAGCTACAACAATAACTTTGCCTTTTTTATTTAAGTTTGTCCATTTAGATAATATTTTATCTTTCCACATCATATTAGACTCCTTTTGTGTGGAGGATTATAGCAGTTATCTTGTATTATACAAGGTTCCAATACCTTCTGACATTGGACCGCTTTTAGGTGCTACTGTTCCACCATATGCAAAAGGAAGAACTCCTCTTCTAGATAAATAGTCTGTTATATTTTCCATATCACTTGCACTTAAATCATCTTCTTCGTTAAATAAGTAAGGATACATATCTTGAAAATCTTCTGAGGTCATGTTACCAGATCTAGTTACAGGAGTAGTAACCTGTTCATCTAAAGGTAATGTTTTAAAATCTTGTTCAGTAAATTTTGGAGGAATAAAGTAAGCTTCATTTGAAGTCATGGCTGGGCGAACATCTGATAAACTAATTGTATTATCATCTTCATCTTGTGGAAAAAATAAATTTTTTCCTTTACCAACTAAATCTTTTAAAATATTAAAAGCTGCTGAACCAGGTATTGCAGCTTTCGCTAAGACATCTGCAAGTCCTTGTGTTCTTACCATCTCTGGTCTATTGATGCTTGGGTCAGTATATTGTAGAGAATTAAAACCTGTAACTCCTCTTGATATATCGCCACCAAGTTGACTAAGTGTAGGAGCTGTAGCAGTTAATTCAGGATTCATCATAGATAAAATTGTTCTACCTTGATCATCTTTTAAACCTGTTCCACTTAAATTAATTCTGTCTATACCATCTGGTCCTGTAAAAGTTTTAGCTCCTGCATCAAAAGCTTTATTGATTGTATCCATCTTACTTGCATAACCTTCAACGTTAGCAGGTCTACGATACTTGGATCCCATCTCTCCAATATTTTGACCGATTGATTGAAAGGAAGCATCTCTTCCAAGATTTTGAAGACCTTTTAAAATTGCGTTTGCTTGATTTTCAGAAGCTGTAGCTAAACCTGTATTGCCTGCCATAGCCATTGATTGACCGGGACCCATAGGTTCATTTCTTCTATTAGGATTAGGCATGTTAAAACCACCTACGTTTTGAGGAGGTCTTACTTCTAGAGTAACATCTAAAGGTTGTGAAGTGCTAGGTGGATTGTTTACAGGAAATCTATTAGCAGCATATTGCTGTAGTTGCTCCATAGGAAAAACAGGAGGAGTGGCAATCCTCATTTGATCTTGTACTGAAAGACGATCTCCTCCGCCTCTTCTAGTAGTGCCTTGAGAAGGACTTTTAGTTGCTTTACTGCCCATCTACATCTACCATTGTCATTTTTTGAATACCTGATTTTGCCAAACTAACACCTGCTCGAAGTTTTTGATGTTCATCACTCTGTTCTAACTTATCTTCTGCAAGTTGTCTATTGGAAATTAATCTCAATCTATCTAATTCAGATTTTTCTTCCCCTTCTTTTTCTTTTCTAGCTTCTTCTTTTGCTTTTAAATCTACTTCTCTAGCTTTTAGTTTGATAAGAGGGTCTTTGTTCATATCATCTGCAATTTTCTTTTCTTCTTGCATGAAATCTTTAGTCATATCTGCAATTAATACTGCTTTTCTAGCTTCAATAGTCACTTGTATACGTTGTAATTCAGGATTTTGTGCTATTTGTTGTGCCATTTGTGGATTTTGTTGCATTTGCATCTGCATTTGTTGTAATTTCATTAAATCTTCTGCAAATTCTATCTGAATTTGCTCTTGTGCCATCAAACTTATGTGTTCAAGTACATTTTTAAACACCAAAGAAGAAATCAACGGATTATTTTTGACCATATTTGTTGCCATAAAGTTTAAATGAGCATCAATATGAGATCTATGGTCTTGTTTTGGAAATGCTTGAAAACTTTTTTGACCCATTGCTTGTATATGTTCCATACTTGGATCCATTGGTGCAGGTTTTGCGGGTGGTGGTAGAATAGAATTTATATCTTTAACACCTAATGCAGAATACATGTTGTGATACGCTTGATAAAGGTTGTGTAGTTTAGGATTAGACATTGCCATTTGCAGTTCCGTTTGAGCTATAGATATACGCTGCGTTTGGGAGAAAATATTCGGATCCGCAATTGGCAAGATGTCTACTCTATCATCAAAGTCAGTTTGTTTAATGCTGCGTTGTCCACCGACAACATCGTAAGGGTATTCAGGAGGAAGATACAAACTAAAGACTTTAGATAATAAACTGAATTCTTGTTTTAAACTTGAATAGAGTCTCTTGTGAATAGCTGACATCACACGAGATCCACGTTCTAATAATGCTACTGTCGTTCCTACGGCAGCACCTTGATTACCGTCACCCACTTGCATGTCTGCAATACTAGCGAAACGCTGACCAGCAGAGACGACTGTACTCATTAAGGTAAGTAAAGTTTGTGAAGGTTCTTTAAAAGGTAAGGGCATAAAAGAATCTCTTAAGTTTCCACCGGGAGCATCCACATCTCTAAACTCACCAGGTTGTAGAGGCTGTGCATCATCTCTCACTCGAATACCACGCATTTTAAATCCTGCAGGTAAGTTCGCTAAAGTTCCAGCGTCTAGTAATTGTCTGAGTGCTGCCGTAGCAGTTCGAGATAATCCACCTATCATGTGAATCAAACCAAAGCCATAAAAACCTAGACCCGGTAAAAATTTAAAATGTACAAAGTAATCAACTTTCTTTTTTAAAACATCTCCTTGTGCAAAATTTCTTCTAATAGATAAAACTTCATTTGTACCTTCTTCGATTGTGACGATGTAAGGTAACTTAATTCCTGTAGGTTCATTGCTTTGAGGATTCATATCTTCAAAACCTTCTAGGTCTAAATTTACATGACACTCTAGAAGAGTATACATGTCTTCATCTTGACCACTTGCTTTAACTCCTTCGAGTTCTCTTTCTTTACTTTTTAAATCTGAATTTGCTCCACCATAACTTGTTGAAAGTTCTATATCTCTATAAAAACCATTGACTTGCTGCTTGCGTAAATCATTCTCAGAAATCTTTACAACATGAATAACTGTATCCGCTTCATCTAAACTTGTTGCTGAGTAAGGTACAACTAAATCATCTGCAGGAATAAATTTTGATACAGCTCTATTTAATAATTGATCATAGTAAACTTTTTTAAAAGTAGATCCTGCAAGAGGTAAGTAAAATAACATTTGATCAAAGTCTGCTTCATACTCTTTCATGACATGCATGATCTGATAGTTCATAAATTCTTTCACACGCTTGGCTTGATCTTTTCTTGCCATGTCATCTTTACCGACAACTTGTGTTCTTACAGGTCCCCCTGCTGGTAATAATTCTTTATAAGCAAGTGATTGAAATTGTGTCACGGCCTCGGATAAAACAGGATGAGTCGCACCACTTGCACCTCGAAACGGTTCACTTTTGTCTTCGTATTTAAATCCTAATAATTCTAAACCATCGGTATAAGCTTTCTCCCACTCTGATCTTGATGATTTGTAATCTTCAAACTTAGAAGAAAGATCCGATCCAATTGGATCTAAAATTGTATCAGGTAAAACTTCTGCTAAATTAGAAAAGTGTTCGCTAGGATCCATGGGTTCCATAGCATTCGGATCAAAATTAATTTCTGCTCCACCGTCTTCCATTTCTGTGATGTCAACAGGACCTGTATCTTTTTTTGTTTCTTCTACAAAAACTTCTTGATCTTCTTCCTCAAGTTTTAAATTTTCATTTGGTAATGCTTTATCTATTTCAGCCATTAATAATACGTCCTTTGTTGGTGAGGTAAGGGTTCATCTTCTTGGTCGTCTGGGTGTTCAATAAATCCTCCCTGTCTAAATCTCATGACAGCTTGTGTTGTGCTATCTACTAAATCGTCATGGTCGCCATATGGAAACGAAGCACATTCCTCTATAACTTCCTCTGCAAATTTTTTATCTGGTGCCCACACTTGTCCTGCTTCAAAGATAGGAGCTACAGAATTCACCCTTGTATGTTTATCATTTCCTTTACTAGGTGTAAAGTTTAAAACCGGTATTCCCATTTTCCGTAATTCATATGTCAAAGGTAGTCCTGATGCTTTTGCTTCCACGATCACCGTTTCAGGTTTCCAATAATCATATTGATCTTTAGCTACTCTTCTTAGTTCCGGGAACTCAAATCTATCTTTCACACAATCTAACAAAATCAAGTTCGGTCCGCTGTCCTCGGTCGGATAAAAGACTCCCCATGTAGTAATAGCAGAATAGTCTGCTGTTTGTTTTTTCATAAAAGCTGTATCATAACTTTGTATTACATGATGTAGAGCAGGAAGTTCTTCGCTTTCATACACCCTCCACCATT